TTTGACGGCGTCGTATTTACAGTATAAAATTAGGAGGTTATTCGAATGAGTTTAGATTTAATTAAAAAACGTATTCAGGATATCAAGACAGAGATTTCAGCTATTAGAGAAGACTCTGGACGATTATTCCTAGAAAAACAAAATCTCGAATTACGAGTTAGCGATATTCAAGCAGATATTTCTCGTAAAGATGAAAGTATCGCAGCTCTCCAAAACGAATTGAACGAGCTAATAATCGCTAAGAACACAATCGAAAAATATGACAAACAGGGAGGTTGATAGTGAATGTCATTTAACCCTTCTGACATTTATGAGTTTGTCGGCTTCCTAGTAGGTTTAGCAGGCTTGTGGGCTTTCTTTGCTACTAGACTGACAAACCAAGAACAACGAATTACTCGTCTTGAGATGCTCGTGGAGAAAAACCGTGAGGAAATCGACAGACATCAAGTGCGTCTTGACAGTCACGATGTGGATAATAAGATTATGTTAGCCTTAGTTGAAAAGGTAGACGGTCTTAAAGAAGACATCCAAGAACTTAAAGACGAATTTAAACGACAAAAATAGGAGGACTTAAGTCTATGAACAAAATTAACTGGAAAATCCGTTTACAAAACCCACAATTCTTTATTACATTAGTACCAGCTTTAGCTTTATTAGTGCAAACTTTTATGGCTATCTTTAACGTATCAGTGGACTTCAGTGCAGTATCTGACCGCATGTTAGTGTTCATTAACGCGTTATTTGCAGTATTAATGATTATTGGTGTGGTCGCAGACCCAACTACTGCTGGATTTAGCGACAGCGCACGAGCATTAGGATATACTAAGCCTAACGCTGACAAATAATTTAACGGGGGTCTGTCTGTACGGACGGACTCCTATATACATACGCGATATTTACAACTCCTTAAATGGGAAAGAAACCCATACGAAAAGGAGAGATTATTATGAAAAGATTATTATTATTCATTGAGGGTAGAGATTGGACGTTACCGATTGGAGTGACAATTATTGCACTAATCGTTCTAGTAAGTATGAATGTATCAGCATCACTAACTTTCGATCCGGCTATGAGAGAGCAACTAGTAATTAAACAATGGTTCGATACAGCTGGCTGGTTAGCAGTGATATTTGTACTAACTACTTACGTGGAATGGATGGTGGAGAATTGGGCAGTCTATTCGGAATGTTATTCTCACCACAAAGATTAAGGGAGTCTACATGACTCTCTTCTTTTTCTTTTTTGAAATCCAAAATTTTCCCAGTGGGATTTTTCTCAAAAACAAAATGAAAGGAGTGTATGAGTTATGGAGACAACTTATATTCTATTTGGATTAATGTTCGTATTAGGTGTGGTCGTGGGTGTACTTGTGACTAGGTATATTTACAATCACCGCAAAGTGGACGGGTTTATTACGTTCTTTAATGCTGATAATATGGAGATGCCTATGTTAGAAATGAACTCGGACGATTTCAAGAGTAAGACTGTGATAGTTTTGCGTAAAAAGTCTGTACGCGAGTAACGCGATATTTACAACTCCTATAATGGAACATAAAACCGAAAGGGGAAATAAAAATGAAAAAAGACAAAATTACAATGGAATTAGAGATGCAAATTCAAGAGCTTCTCGAACAAATCCCAAATTTACAAGGGGAAGAAAAGACCAAAGCAATCGAGGATCTACAGAAGTTAAATATGGTTCTTAACGAACGTCTAGAGGGAAGAAAGATTAAACCTTGGGAGACGCCCGTGAGAGTCGTATTGGACGGTATCGCGATTATCGTACCTTTAGTCTTGACTGCCGGCTTTGTAGCAGCAGGATTTGAGTTCGAGAAGACTGGAACTTTCACATCTAAGACATTAGGATTTGTTATGAAGTTTTTAAAACTCAAATAAGTCAACAAGTTCTAAAAGGTGAGGGAATTTACAATCCCTTTCCTTTTTATCTTTTTCGCAATATTTACAATCTGTTTAATGGAAAAGGTAGTTTAAAGTCGTACGCTGAAAGAGTGCGTCGCAGGCCAGAACGCCGGAAGGTGAGGGTTCGATTCCCTCTCTGCGAAAGCAGACAGCTCGATTGGTCCGAGCACCGGAAGCGTGGAGTTCGAAACCCACTCTTTTCCACCGAGACAGTAGCTTAATGAAGAGCACCTGATTATCAGGAAGAGGTGGCGGCTCATTCCCGTCCTGTCTCATATATTAAAAAGAAAAAGATAGTTCAATGGTTTAGAACACCTGGATTGCGAAAGGCCAGGAGACGGGGACTCGAATCTCCCCTCTTTCTCTTTTTGTTTTGTGGGTTCGCAGGATTTGCAACCTATATAATGGAAAGGGGGACCTAGACGCGAAAATGGCCTTTCCACGATATCTGAGTTCGAGTCGCTCAGGTATCACTTTTTGTTTTGTCTGATAAAAACTATAAAATGCGAAGGAGGAAAATCAGATGGAAAAACAACAAATGTTAAAAGTAGCGGGGTTAGTGGCAACCGCTTTAGGTTTTGCAGTGACACTAGTGTCGGGTTGGATTGAGGAAAAACAACTAGACGCGACTGTTGCTGAGAAGGTAGCAGAGGCAGTAAAGAAAGCAATGGAAAACGGAGGTAAGTAAAATGGATTTTAGAAAATGGGAAGACAACGAAGAAAGCATGGACAAGAAACTCTTAGAGTTTAAAAACTTATTTGAAAGCGAGTTAGTACCGCTAGTGCATAAAACGAAAAAGATTAAAGCTGGCGTGGTATTGGACGCATTCAAAGCGTGGAATGAAGGCCGTTGGGACGAATTTATGGAACAAACTAAACAAGCAATCAAAGGAGACGATACAAATGAATAACGAACAAAACTTAGGAAATATCTTAGAATCTTTATCAGTAAATGCAATCCAAACAAATAACAAGGTACAAAAACTTGTCGAGTGTGTGATTGCTAACCACAGAACTACAGGCAAATTAGTAGAATATACTAACCGTTGCGAGAGAGTATTCAAAGCACACCGCAAAAATATTAAAATGTTAGCAGTCGCTACTCTTATTACTACTGGTATTACTTGGATTACGTCTAAGCGTGTGGACTATTTAGAAAATAAGATCGAGCGATTACAAAAAGAACTAAACGAAACTAAACTAAAAAAGTGAGGAGGATATTCTTATGGTGATTTATGAGAATATGATTAACGACGAACGTTGGTATAATGCTAATCTTCATTTAGAAGATCGTGTGTTATACGCTAACTTAACTGGTGCCGAGTGGGTAGTTCTAGCTCGTAATGTAGATAGTTATAGTGTCGACGATATGGATTTAGAAGTAATCATTAGTCCAACTCCTGTGGAGAATTACGAATTTACTTTATTCTCTTTCATTGACCAATTTGTAATGGTTGAGTTATTTACTGAGGATAGAAGTTCTATCGACGCTTGGACTATGACGTATGCTGAATATATTCGTGCTAAAGAAAACTATTTGGACGCTGAGCGTAAAGTAGTAGAGAGACTAAACGCTCAAATGAGGGGGTAATATATTTATGAAACTAGAACAAATCGTTAGTCGAACAAGTTATACACTAAAGAAACACGGCCCGCTTATCCTATCGGTTTTAGGAGCGGCGGGTGTTATTCTTACTGCTAAACTAGCATCGGATGCTGGTAAGAAAATTGGTAAGTTAGAGGTTGAAACTCCTGGATTTGTGGAATACGACTTATTCTACGAAGAACCACAGAGAGAAATCAACACATTCGGTTTATATTTACCGACAATCGTATGTGGTGTAGCTACTATCGGGTGTATACTAAGTAGCTCATTCTTATCTCAGAAGAGACAGTTATCTCTAGTGGCTGCGTACGCTGCTTTAGATGCCAAATATAAAGAAATTAAGAAAGACTATCGTGAAAAGCATCCGGACGAGTATATGACTATTCGTAAGAAGGAATATAGTGAGTCTCTACAATTCATGAGCGAGAAGGATTATGACGAACTATTATATTACGATGAGTATTCTGACAGATGGTTCAAACGTCGTCCGATTGAGATGTTGAATGCAATCTATCAGTTCAATCGTATGTTTATCCTACGAGGATACGTGAACTTGAACGATTATTATGCGTTAGTCGGTTTGGACGGTACGGTAGAAGGGGCTACTATCGGATGGTCTGAATACAATGATGATGGGTACGCTTGGGTCGACGTGGTTCATGAGTATATCGAGTTCGAAGACGATGATACTCCTGGATATTACCAAATTGAATTCCCGTTTGCCCCATCAGTAGAGTACTTAAGTTAATGTAAACAAAAATGCGAAGGAGAGTTACATATGGAAACTAAAGTAAACCTAATCGAGAACAGATTATTTGTACGACTCGACAACGAGTGGTATTTAGTAAACAAACACAATAGAACTACCGATATACTTATTGGAGATATTGGATTTGAGGTACGTCATAGAGACGGAACCTCATATGGTTACACGGAAATTAAGAAGAAAGACGACTTATATTTCACGCTAACGGTTTACGACGACGATACATTCCCAGTAATGGTCAACAATCGTATCACTTTCGATGATATTAAGAAGATGTCTGTCAAGAATCTTGCGGATGATGCAGAAGGTATGTATATTTGGAACTGGTTAAATAGTAAGGATATTCCCTGGGAGGTAAAATAATGAAATTAGAAATTACAGTATTAAGTCATAGACTATTTATGCTACTGGACGACGGCTGGTATATCATCAATGATGTTAACGACACTGATAAGATTTTAGTGGATATTCATTGTGTTGCAGTTAGACGAAAGAACAACATCGAGATTGTATATTACGATGATGATACTGACGATAAGACTGTAGATGTGCGAGTATTCAATAAAGACGGTTATTTAGTATCTGATACAGTAACACTAAGTTATGATGAATTAAAAGAAGCGTCTAAACGTATTCTAGAGAAAGACGAGAAAGGCGCTCAAATCTGTAATAGTTTGAATGGCTTCCACGAAGGACCTTTCAATTACGTAGAATATAAAGGAGACAAAACAAATGATTAACGTTATCACGAATGCTGACAGAGCTTGGATTGCGAACGAGTGTGTGGTCTATGGTGGAGACCTATACGTACTGAAAGACGATATTTGGAGACTTATTCCTATTAAAGATTACGTAACCACTATCGCTATCCAATTCGATAAAGAAGAATGGTTATCTATCCATACTAGACAAGGCGTACGATATAAAGTCTATAAATATATGGACTATGTACGAGTGGTTAAGCCCGGTGGCGAGTCCGAAGACCATTATTTCCGTACGTTATTTATGCCTTACCAAGACGTTAAAGAGATCTTAAACGAAAACTATAGAAAACATGCTGTGAAAATCGACCATAAAGATTATGTATTACTTGATGGTAAACTGTATGTATATATTAACCGTGAGTGGGTTTATATTCATTACCCATCAGACTTCGTCAAAGCGTATGCTAGTGAGAAGGATTTCCATTCCATTATCGTCGAGACTTCGTACGATTGTATGTATAATCTGGCGTTCGAGAAGTCTGGTATTAGATGGACTATCGCTGATAGACGCCCAGAAGTTACTCCAGTAGTCACTGGGTTTGACAAATATGGAAAACTGTTCGAACGAAGCCGTCGGGACGCTTTACTCCTAAAGGGACCCGGTAGAGCATTAGCGTTTCTAAACACATATTCTGGTAGAGAGTTTGGTAGACAAGATATTTCTAAAGGAAGTGGTGAGAATGAATAGGTTAGAGACTCTTCTGGAGAAGACATATTTTACTGACAAGTTTGACATAAAAGACATCAATGATGCGCCTTTAATTGGAAATGATTTTACTGTCACTCCTGTTGGGCATACTATGTTCTTTAAAGTAAAAGGTACTGAGTGGCATGTATTACCGTTCGACCTTAATGCATTCTCGGGTATCGATACCAAGTTCACACTATATATGATGTGCAGAGGAGTCGTGATAGAGATAACTCATAGAGGTGATACTCCAATACACGAGATTATACATTTGTCAATACCTGAGGTGTTCGCACTAGAAAAAGAGTGGTTAGAAGACCATATATCGGTACGATTATTACTACAACAATTCAATATTACTAGGAAAGGAGACGATTGAATGAATTGGGATGAAACAACCATTAAACTACTAAATAACCAGATATTTCCTGGTAACACTAAGGTGTTAGACGATATTATCCACGTATGTATTGGAGGTGGTTGGTATAAGATATTCGCCGGAACTTGTATCCGCGATGTAAAATATACGGAAGAAGGTATGGAGTTCACGTCAGATCATATCAATGAGTGTGATCCGTCAAAACACATGCCTATGCGATATATATTAGAGTGTAGTGGGGACTATTACGTTGTGAGTGAGTACAACAGTCCACCATTTAGAAACGGAGGCGTTCTGGTAAAAATAGAGGACGTTCTAGGAGAGACCTATATTGAGACTACTCTAGACAGAACTAATCGTGTCAGACCTACCGTAAATGAACTAAACAAACAAATCGTATGGATTGAACCAAATTTTGAAGTTGTAAAGGAGAATAAAAATGAATCTAGTAACTAGTATTAAACAATTTACAAAGAAACGCACACCAGAAATCTTAATTGCTACTGGTTTAGTGGGTATGGTAACGTCAGTGGTATTTGCAGTAAAAGCTGTGCCTAAAGCCGAGCAACTAATGGAGAAGGCTAAAGAAAATAAAGCAGAGGTTTTAGAACTAGAGCCTGAGGACGTAAATCTGACAGTGGTTGAGAAAGTGAAAGCTGTTTGGACGGTATATGCGCCATCGGCTATCGCATTCGGGTTATCCACAGCATGTATTATTGGAGCAAATAATGTAAGCCACAGACGAAGTGTTGCTATCGCGACTGCTTATACGTTATCTGAGACTGCCTTCAAAGAATATAAAGAGAAGGTAGTGGAGAAGTTCGGAAAAAATAAAGAACAACAAGTTCGTGATGAAGTGGCTAAAGCGCAAATCGAGAAAAATCCAGTTAGTAAATCTCAAGTTATTATTACTGGGAATGGTGACTCGTTATGCTATGACAGTGTGTCAGGACGATATTTCAAATCTAACATTGAAAAAATTAGAAGAATTGTCAATGATACAAATGCTAAGATGTTTAGCGAAAACTGGGTCAGTCTGAACGAGTTCTATATTGACTTAGGATTAGAAACAATCGCAATCGGTAACGATATGGGTTGGGCTATCGACAAAGGCGGTATGGATATTGAGTTTAGTTCTCATATTGCTGACGATGGAACACCATGTTTAGTGCTAGACTATACTGTATTGCCTACTTATGGCGTATGGTAATATGTAGCCTCGCAATATTTACAACTCGTTTAATGGAAGGTAAACAAAAAACTAAAAAATCTTAAGGAGGAACCTACCATGTCAAATTTAATCGAAACTAAGAAAGAAGTATTAGCAAACGGAGAAACTGTTTATGTAGCGAAACTTCGTAAACCAAATTGGAAAAAGATTGGTATTGTAACAGCAGTTGTGGCTGGCACAGGAGCATTAGTAGCTTTAGTTGCCAAAGCAGCTAACGGAGCAAAACAATCAGGATCCAATGAAGGATACGAATCAGACTACTCAAACGATTATTCAGATGATAATACTCAATCCGAGCAAGATGAAACTGAAATGGATGAGTCTAACGACGATCAAGAGTAATTGAATAGCTTTAAAGAAGGAGGAATGCTTAACACGCATTTCTCTTTTTTCTTTTGTTAAGAAAGGAGACTATATTATGAAAATCAATTTTAATGACAACACAAAACTTATGGTTGCAGCTCTAGCTTGGTGTGGGGGCACGTTCTTATTCTGGAAAGCCCAAAAGAAATCTATGGATAATCTAATCGAGGCGGCTAAGTACACTTCAATGTGGAGAGAGCAATTTGGTAACTTTGGAGAAAATGGAGGAAATGCGAATGGTACTAGAGTCGAACTCACACAAGACAAAGATGGAAAATAAAGCATTAATGGATAAACCTAAAACGCAAAAAATCGTAACAGGTCAAGCGAAACTTAAAAAGAAAGGGTTCTTTGATTTCTTTGTGTCCGAGGATGCGTCTAGTGTGAAGTCTTATTTACTCTCGGACGTCCTCGTACCGAATATTAAGAGACTTATTCAGGAACTGGTAACGAGTGGTATTAATCAATTGTTATACGGTAATGATTATAAACCAGCGAAGAGTTCAAGTAACACATCTCGTGTGTCATATAATAGTTTCTCAAATTCACCAGCGACTCAACCAAGTCGTAAGAAAGGGAATGATATTATCGAGATTGAAGTAGATACTTATACAGACTCTCAGAACGTTATTTATCAACTTCAAGGTTTAATCGACCAATATCAACAAGCGACTATTGCTGATTTATATGACTTAGTCGGTATTGATGGAGATTTCACAGATAATAATTACGGTTGGAAAGACTTAACTCGTGTATCTGTGATACCATACGGACGGAAATTCATTATTAGAATGCCAAGATTTATTGCTTTATAGGAGGTTATTTATGGATATGGTAAACCACCCAGAGCATTATCAATCTGGAAAAATAGAAACAATCGATGTAATCGAGGAATTTACAAAGGATCTAAAGGGAATCGAGGCCTTCGACACTGCAAATATCATTAAGTACGCATGTCGCTGGAACCGAAAAAATGGCGTAGAGGACTTACGTAAACTAGTCTGGTACACTAATCATTTAATCAATCATATTGAAACTAAAGGAGAGAATGAAAAATGAGTTTTAAAGAAAAAATTGTAGCAGCAGCAAATACTGCATTGCTAAAAGGTAAAAAACATAGTCCTAAAATGTTATTAGTAGCTGGGACTGTTGGTTTTGTAGCTACTGTTGTGGCTGGATGTAAAGCTACTACTAAATTAGAAGATGTTTTGGCTAAACCGAAAGAACAAATTGAGAAAATCCATGAAATTATGGATAGCGAAGAGTTACAAAAACAATACGGATACACTCAACAAGACAAAGTACAAGATTTAACTAAGATTTATATTAAGACTGGTTGGGACTTAACTAAATTGTACGCTCCTACGATTGTTTTAGGAACAGCATCGTTGTTATGTTTCTTCGGTTCGCACAATATTCTGTCTAAACGTAACGCTGGATTAGCTGCGGCATACGCTACTATCGATAAAGGATTTAAAGAATATCGTGGTCGTGTCGTAGACAAATTCGGACGTGAAGTAGACCGTGAGTTATTGACTGGTGTTAAAGTAGAGAAAGCTACTAAAAAGAAAAAAGGCGAAGAGGCTGTAGAAGAAGAAACTGCAGAACAGCCATCTAAACTTTACGCAAGTAGCTACGCTCGTTATTTTGATGAGTCTTGTGCTGATTGGAAATCTAATCCAGAATATAACTTAATGTTCCTACGTATGCAAGAGCAACATGCGAATGATTTACTTCGTGCGAAACGTCACTTATTCTTAAATGAAGTATACGACATGTTGGGTATTCCACGTACGGCAGCAGGACAACAAGTAGGTTGGATTTATGATGAGGGTCAACCATTAGGGGATAATTTCGTTGACTTCGGTATTTACGATGATGCAAATGAGAAAGCTAGAGACTTCGTGAATGGATACGAACCTAGAATCTTATTAGATTTCAACGTAGACGGAGTAATCCTAGACTATATTTGAATGGTAGACATCAATGCGCCTACAAATTATGAAATCCCTTGGCTGTAAAAAGCTGAGGGAAATTTTCCTAGGGGGTTAATTTATGAAAAACAATTTAAAAAATATGCTGAAGGATCCTGGTTTCATGCTAATCGCTTTAGGGTTCATGATGGCTATGGTGGGATATATTTACTCGGACAAAGCTGTTAGTGCGAATACTAATCAAACGACAGGCTATATTATAGTCCGTACGAACGAACCTGAAACCACAACGAGAACTGAGGTGAAGGATATTAGTAGTGTAGACTATATCACAATGGATGATGCGGTTTTAATTGCTAAATTGGTTCTAGCTGAAGCTGAGGGAGAGCCTGAGATGGGAAAAAGACTAGTTATTGATACGGTATTAAACCGATTAGACTCTAGTGACTTCCCTAATACAGTATATGATGTTGTTTATCAACCATATCATTATGACCCTGCATGGGATGGGCGCATTGACCTATTTTCAGAACTAGACGACACATTTAAATTAGTAGTGGACGAAATCCAACATCGTACGAATTCAGAAGTTCTATATTTCAGAACCGATAAGTTTCACGAGTTTGGAACACCTATGGAGCAGGTGGGTAATCACTACTTCTCAACAAAATAACAAAGGAGACTATATACATGAGAACCGAATTAAAACTAATTTCAGCATTTCTAGTTGGAGTCGCAACTGGTGCTGGAGCTATGTATATTTACAAAAAGAAACACCCTGAAGTGGTAACTGTTACGGAGTACTTAACATTTCCTAAGAAGGATACTGAAGAAAAACCTAACGTAGTTGAACACGTAACGGAAGAAGTTAAAGAAGTAATCGAGAAAGCTGAAAAGGAACTTGAGGAAATTAAGGAAGATGTAGCTGGTAAAATCGACTACAAGAAATATAGCGATATTTCTAAAGGTTACAAAGTAACTGAGGAAGGATTAAAAGAATTGAAGACTCATTTCGAAGAAGGTAAACATATTGCTGATAAAGAGCCTGAAGTAGAAACTGAACCAGTCGAAGAGGAAGAAGACGAGAATGAGGATATCGAGATTGTGTCAAATGATGGTTTCGTATTAGACTCTAATGACTTCGATTACTATGGAGTAACTCGTTTTACAGACGACAAGTATATTGATGAGTATTCTGAGTTATTGGACCCTATCGAGGATCATATCGGTAAGAAAGCGCACGAGATGCTGAAGGATGGTAAGACAGAATTCACTGTTAAAAACTATCTAAAAGGCAATCTGTACGAGATTACACAAGAGGATCAAACTTACGAAGAGTTCTTAGAAATGACTAAGGCCATGAGAGATGAAGATTAATTAAGTATATATTTAGAACAGAATGGAGGTGGTATACATTGATTAATCCGGATCACAGAGCATATCTTCTATGGTTGAAGAATCATATTAAAGACGATAACCATTTAAAGTATAACAAATTATTGAATCGCTTATTCCTATGGCAGTACGACTCTACGCTACCAATGGATGAAAATCGAGCAGCTGACGGAGTGGACATGCGATATCGCTACGGTTATGAACGTAAAATTAGTGACCATGAGATTGCTAACTATATTGATGTGATGCAATGTACCATGCTCGAGATGATGGTAGCGCTAGTTCTACGATGCGAACGAGAGATTATGTACAGTCAAGAATATGGAGACCGTAGTGCATTATTGTTTTGGAGTATGATTGATAACCTAGGACTAATCGACATGGACGATTTCGCCTATGACCAAGATTATGTCGATACAGTCATTCGTAATTTCCTAGATGGGGATTATCAGCCAGACGGTAAAGGTAGCTTATTTAGAGTACGTAATACTCACGGACGAGACTTAAGAAATGAAGAGCTATGGGTACAAGCAAATTGGTACCTAGACGAATTCATGTAAATATAAAGAAAGGAGGTAGCGAAATGTAATGTTTGATTTCTTAAAGATTTCAACTAAATCGATTAAAAAGGACGTAGTCGAGATATATCCTAAGTTCATTGTCGGTAGAACTCAAGATTTACTTATTCGAGGGGGAGACTTCTACGCAGCTTGGATTGAATCGAAAGGACTCTGGTCAACAGACGAATGGGACGTTATTCAAGCTATCGATGCTGAACTCAAACGATATTATGAAGACTACAAAAATAGAGTGGAAGGCGACGTTCGAGTTAAATACTTATGGGATAGTTCATCTGGTATGATTGACGTTTGGCATAAATATTGTCAGAAACAGATGCGCGATACTTATAAAGTACTTGACGAGAATATCGTCTTCGCAAACACAGAAGTCACTAAGAGCGATTACGCAAGTAAGAAACTCCCTTATGCATTAGAGAAAGGGTCTTATAATGCGTATGACAAGATTATCTCAACCTTATATTCTGAGAGCGAGAGACATAAGATAGAATGGGCTATCGGTTCAATCGTCACTGGTGACTCTAAGAAATTACAAAAATTCATGGTTCTGTATGGTTCGCATGGTACAGGGAAATCTACAATCATTAATATTATCCAACAGTTATTTACTGGGTATACGACGATGTTCAATGCTAAAGACTTGGGTACAGCTAATAACCAATTCTCTTTAGAACCGTTCAAAAATAATCCAATGGTAGCTATTCAACATGACGGTGACTTATCTCGTATTGAGGATAACACAAGATTGAACAGTTTGATTTCTCACGAAGCTATGCCAGTCAATGAGAAGCATAAATCTATTTATCAGAGTGCCTTCAAGTCATTCCTTATTATGGGTACGAACAAACCTGTGAAAATTACTGACTCACGTTCAGGTATTATCAGACGACTTATTGATGTGTCGCCTACTGGTAGACTGTTAGCACGTAAGGATTATCGAGAATTAATGGACCGTGTCAAATTTGAATTAGGAGCGATTGCTTATCACTGTATGGAAGTATATTTAGAAGATCCTGAAGCATACGATGATTATATTCCAATCACGATGTTGGATGCGACGAACGACTTCTATAATTTCATGAGCGAATGTTATTTACAATTCAAGAAAGACGACGGTATTTCATTGAAAACTGCGTGGGAGTTATATAAGAACTTCAACGATGAGGCGAATGTACCATATCCTTACACTCAACGCGTGTTTAAGGAAGAGTTGAAAAACTACTTCAAAGAATATCAAGAACGATATACGCTACCTGACGGAACTCGTGCACGCTCATATTTCAAAGGTTTCATTACAGACCGTTTCGAAGAGTGGCGCAAGACTGAAAAAGTTCATATTAAGAAGGGTGAAATTCCGACAATCAAATTCGAGAAGACTGAGTCAGTGTTCGACAAGACATATTCTGACAGTTTGGCTCAGTACGCTACGAACGACGGAACACCTACGAAAAAATGGAGTAATGTTAAGGAGACATTATCATCATTAGATACATCTAAACTACACTATGTGAAGGTTCCAGAGAATCATATTGTTATCGACTTCGATTTAAAAGACTCGAGTGGTAACAAATCCCTAGAACTCAATGTGGAGGCTGCTAATAAGTGGCCTAAGACATACTCCGAAGTAAGTCGTAGTGGTAATGGGGTGCATCTACACTATATTTACGACGGAGATGTCAATAAGTTAAGTAGAATCTATGATGATAACATTGAAGTGAAAGTGTATACCGGTAATAGCTCACTGCGTAGACAGTTAACTCTCTGTACGACAGATGAGATAGCTCATATTTCTGAGGGTATATTACCACTTAAGGGAGCTGATAAAATGATAAACTTTGAAGGTTTTAAGAACGAAGCTGCTCTTAGAACCCTTATTAAACGAAATCTTAACAAGGAGATACACAATGCCACAGCGCCAAGTGTCAACTTCATATTTAAGATTTTAGAAGATGCATACGAGAGCGGTATGACTTACGATGTTTCTGATATGAGGCAATCAATTATCGCTTTCGCAGCTAATAGTACGAACCAATCAGACGTATGTTTAAAATTGGTCGGAGGTATGAAATTCCATTCGGAAGAACCATCTATTAATGATGAAGATTATATTGTTAGCGACGAATTAGCATTCTACGACATCGAGGTGTTTCCAAACTTATTATTAGTAAACTGGAAATTCCAAGGTAAAGATAAACAAATGGTTCGTATGATTAATCCTAGTCCATACGAGATCGAGAAACTGGTTAAGCTTAAACTTATCGGTCATAACGTTAGACGATACGACAACCATATTCTGTATGCTAGAATGTTAGGTTATGATAACCAGCAGATATATGATTTATCTCAACGTATTGTTAATGGCGATAAAGACGCTATGTTCCGCGAGGCCTATAACATTTCCTATACGGATACTTACGACTTTGCATCTGCTGCAAACAAAATGAGTTTGAAGGCTTTACAAGTAAAAATGGGAATACATCACCAAGAGTTAGGTTTACCATGGGACAAACCAGTTCCAGAGAATATGTGGCCTAAGGTATCCGAGTACTGCGATAACGACGTATATTCTACAGAAGAAGCATTTGAATTCCTGAAAGCTGACTGGATCGCTCGAGAAATCCTAGCATCGCTTACTGGTATGACTGTAAATGATACGACTAATGCGTTATCTACTAAACTAATCTTCAAGGATAATCGTAAACCGCAAAGCTCGTTTAAATATAGAAACTTAGCAGAGCCTGTATTCGAGTTATCTGAAGACGAAATCGAATTCTTGAAGAAAGTAGCTCCGGGTATGATGAAACAAAGACATGGAGAAGCTCAAAGTTTACTTCCATATTTCCCGGGCTATAAAAAAGAATGGGGTAAATCGACATATCGTGGTATTGAGGTTGGCGAAGGTGGTTATGTATATCACAAACCCGGAATGTATTCAAATGTAGCGTTATTAGACGTCGCATCGATGCATCCCCATAGTCTTATTACTGAACTTCTATTAGGGCTTAAGTATACGACGATATATTATCAATTAGTAGAGGCTCGTGTAGCAATTAAACACGAGGATTGGAAGGCTCTAGAGACGATTCTAGATGGTAAATTGATGCCTTATGTATCTAAGGTACAATCAGGAGAGTTAAGCTCTAAAGACCTCTCTACGGCCTTAAAAACGGCAATTAACAGTGTTTACGGCTTAACATGTACGGCATACGAGAACGCATTCCGTGATAAACGTAATCATGACAATATTGTAGCTAAACGTGGAGCCTTATTCATGGTAGATTTACTTAAAGCTTGTGAAGAGCGTGGTATGAACGTAATTCATATTAAGACAGACTCTATCAAGATTGCTGATGCTACACAAGACCAAATCGACTTCATTTCTGAATTCGGTAGTCGATACGGATATACTTTCGAACACGAAGATACTTATGATAGATTATGTTTAGTGAACAAATCAACTTATATTGCTAAATACATGACGCCGCATAAGGATAAAAAGACTGGTGAGGATATCTGGTGGACTGCGACTGGTAAACAGTTCCAAATACCATATGTATTCAAGACTTTATTTACTGGTCAAACTATCACGTTTGAAGATTTATGCGATGTGAAACAAGTTCGTACGGCAATATATTTAGACATGAATGAGAAGTTACAAGACGATACTGATTTAGTTAAGGAATTAGCTAAACTTCGTCGTCAATTAGACAGGGGGCAAATCACTCAAGAATTCTATGATGCTGAAAAAGAAAGAATTGAGGTTGAGATTGAAACTTGTCATGACCGAGTATTCGTCGGAAAAGTGGGGCAATTCTGTCCTATGGTAAGCGGAGTTAACGCAGGTATATTGTTAGCTGAGCGACACGGCAAGTACGATGCTGTAAACGGCACTAAAGGATATCGCTGGATGGAATCTGAAATGGTGACTGAGTTAGGTTTACAAGACCGAATCGATAAGTCGTATTTCATCAACTTAGCGAACGAAGCCGTAGAAGCTATATCTGAGTATGGAGACTTTGAGTGGTTCCGCTCAATCGACCCATATCCAAGAGAAGAAAATTATGAGGAAGTAATGCTTGGAGAAAATCCATTCTAATATAAAGGAGAGAATTAAAAATGGCAAAAAGTAATATTGTAATGGAAAACGCACGTTTAATCTTTAGAAACTTTGAAGGACGTGAAGAAAAATATAATCGTAAAGGAGACCGTAACTTCGGATTGATTATTGAAGACCATGAAGTGGCTCAACAGTTAGCAGAAGATGGTTGGAACATAAAAGAATTAACTCCAAAAAATAATGACGATTACGATGATACTCCTGAGGTTATTTATTGGTTACCAGTAACTGTACGTTTCGATAACGTTCCACCAAAAGTAATGTTAGTAACTCGTCGTAAAAAGACTAGATTAAATGAAGATAATATTAACACGGTAGACTATGCGAATATTGCAAAAGTGGACTTGACAGTCACTCCGTATGACTGGGAAGTAAATGGTAAGTCAGGAACTAAAGCTTATTTACAAACTGCTTATATCACTATTAACGAAGACGAATTCGCAGACAAATATGCTGATCTTGAAGAAGCTTAATCTGAAAACCCCATGGGAAAAATTCTCGTGGGGTAATTTTCTGGGAAGGAGGTAATCGTGACTAGAGGAATATCGTTGTTTGAACATCAAGAAGAAGCTGTAGCGAAAATGAAGAATGGATGTATATTGTGCGGCGGAGTTGGTAGTGGAAAATCACGAACGGCTCTAGCGTACTACTTCACCCAGCAAGGTGGTAAATTAAGTAAAGACGAGTATATCCCAATGGGAGACCCTCCGAAAGACTTATATATCATCACCACAGCGAAAAAAAGGGACTCGTTAGAGTGGGAAGACGAACTGGGCGTATTTCTTATGACTAGACATAAGGAAACCAGTATGTACGACCACAATATTGTAGTAGACTCATGGAATAATATCGGAAAGTACAAAGATGTACATAATGCTTTCTTCATATTTGATGAACAACGAATCGTCGGAGGAGGAGCATGGGTTAAAGCCTTCCTTAAGATTTCCAAATCAAACCATTGGATATTATTGAGTGCTACACCGGGAGACAACTGGTCTGACTATATTCCAGTGTTCGTGGCTAACGGGTTCTTCAAAAATCGCTCAGAATTTCAGCGAGAACACATCATATACAAACGTTTCAGTAAGTTCCCACAGATTGATAGGTATATTGGCACAAAGCGCTTAGAACGCATGCGTGAGCGAATATTGGTCGATATGCCGTTCGAACGTGAGACAG